CTACGTAGACAACTTTCATTGTTGGTCAAACCATTCTTGTTTGAACCTAATGATAGAATTACACGTAACGAGATTAAACAAGCAACAGAAAGTTTCCTATTGGAGTTAGTAGGACAAAGAGCACTGTACGACTTCTTGGTAGTTTGTGACGATACAAATAACACACCTACAAGAATTGACCGTTCAGAACTATGGTTAGACATTGCCATTGAGCCAGTGAAGGCAGTAGAGTTCATTTATATTCCTCTACGCTTGAAAAATACTGGTGATATTGCTGCCGGACTATAATAGGTAAATATACAGGACAAGGAGCAAAAAAGATGGCAATTGCAAGTTTAAGCAGATTTACAGTTCCGCTACCAGGTGGCGGACAGAGTAATTCATCACAGGGTCTTTTAATGCCAAAACTGAAGTATCGCTTCAGAGTATCATTAGAAAATTTTGGAGTTACAAAACCTACTACTGAACTTACTAAACAAGTAGTAACTGCACAAAGACCACAAGTTCAATTTGAAAATCAAGTAATTCACGTTTACAACAGTCAGATTAACTATGCAGGCAAGCACACATGGCAACCAATGACATTGAGCGTTCGCGACGATGTTGGTGGTAACATAACAAAATTAGTCGGCGAACAACTACAGAAACAATTTGATTTCTTTGAACAAGCCAGTGCTGCATCAGGTGCTGAATATAAATTTTTAACAAGAATTGAAATGTTAGACGGCGGTAATGGAGACAACGGAACATGGGCACCTAATGTATTAGAAACATGGGAAGTTTATGGATGTTATCTACAGCAGGTTAATTATAATGAATTAGCCTACGCAGAAAGCACACCGATGGAAATTGCACTAACAATACAATTTGATAATGCACTACAAGTAGGCCCATCAGGTCAACCTTTAGGACTTGGAGCAACAGTTGGAAGAACTTTAAGTTCTCTAGCTACAGGTTAAAACACCTAACTAAAAGAAGCCCCGTAATTGGGGCTTTTTTTATGACTAAATATTGCTATGTCTAATGCTTTTACCAATTTTCTAGGCCAGGTTATAACTGGCGGCGGCGCAACAAATCTTAGAGATTATCAACACGCTAGTAGACTATATGTTGATGATTATTTTAGATTAGCTCCCAAGGCAGGGTTTTTATATTATGTTTCCTTTAAAATTAATGTAAACAACAATCCTATTACTGCTGAGTTTGTAAGTCGAAACGGGCAAGAAGTTGGGGTACTAGTTAAAAATATTGACCTCCCAAAATTTAAAATGGCTACTGAAACAATTAATCAGTACAATAAGAAAACAATAGTACAGAGTAAAATAGATTATACCCCAGTTAACATTGCATTTCACGATGATAACAACAATACTACTACTGGTCTGTGGAAGGCTTATTACAACTATTATTTTGTTGACGGAAAAAACACCAGCGGTTTAAGTATTCCGCCAGGATATAAAAATTCAAAATATAAAAAACCAGGAGCCAGTGTTAGTGAAAGCACATCATTTGGTTTAAACAATGGTCAAACGGATCCTTTCTTCAGTGCTATTGAAATTTATCAATTAAGTCGTAAACAATTTACAGCTTTTATCTTAATAAATCCTATAATAACAGACTACAGTCATGATCAACTTGATCAATCGCAGACAAAATTATTAGAAAATAAAATGACTGTGGCTTATGAAACAGTGCTTTACGGAACCGGCAAAGTATCACAAGATAACCCTGGAGGCTTTGCTAAAATTCATTACGATTCAACTCCTGGACCGTTAAGTGTGTTTGGCGGCGGCAATAATAGCTTATTTGGTCAAGGCGGAATTATCCCGGGCATCGGTGAAGTGCTAGGTGGCGGCGGAAATACCAGTCCACTGGGTTTAATTAAAACTGCTAGAGGTGTTGCTAATATTGCTAGGAATGTAAAAAATGTTTCTAAAGCCAGTATTTTATCTGAAGGTTATAGCATCCTAGACAAAGTGGCAAGAGGTGAAAAATTAACTGATGTGTTGTCAGGTACAAGCTCTAAGGGATTGGCATTGGCAATATTACCCGGTGAAAAGGCCACTACTGCTGTACCAAAAGATACTGCCGCTGCTGGCCTTGGAAAGGCATTGAGTGGTATAACTGATAAAATTAAAGATGTTGGAAATAAATTGGGCGATAAGTTAAAAGGATTATTACCTTCAAGCATGCCATCCACCGCAGCAGGCTTATCAGATCTACAACAAGAACAACAGACAATTGCTGCCGATCTTCAAACTAGAATAGCAACAAATCAAACAATCAAAGATACTATTATACCTCAACTAGCCTCTGCTCAATCAATCAACGACACTGACCAGATATCAGCAATTTACAGTCAGCTTGATGCCGCAGATTATACTGATCCTGATAAATTAATAGAACAACTTAATTCTGTAACAGCAAATATAGCGACACTAGATGTAATGATTGCAGAGGCAGCAGCAATTGAAACACCAAATTCTACTCTATCTGTTGATATAATAGATTTAGGAATAGCAGAAGAAGATGTTTACAATGTAGGTTCAAACCCAGATTTAGCAACGCAAATTAATAGAACCTATACAGAAAATACCGGAAGTGTTCCACAATTTTACGTATGATTTACAGCAACTTACCATCACCCTCGTCAACAGAATCTTCTAGCGATCTTACAAATAAGACATTTAATCAATACCATGATGTTCCTGTACAGCTCAATCATGATGTAATGACTGCCATGATAGGGATGCTGGAAAGTCGAGGATTTTCTAACGATTCTGCAGAAATGATATCAATAACTATTATGGTGCAGGCAAAACGAGATGGATATAATCCCATGACAGTTTTAGAAAGTATGAAAAAATTAAATGAAAACGATCTAAGCCAAATTATCTCAGAAATTTTAAATTACAATAGATTAAAAACCAGCGTACTAGGTAGTATACAAAAGATTACACCTGTAGACAACGTCAAAAGAAACATTGTAATATGAGAGGCGCTGCTAGGGGAAAATTTAGTCCCAAGAACCCAGAAAAATATCAAGGCTTATCTGACCCAACATATCGTTCAAGTTGGGAATTTACTTTTATGACCTTTTGCGATAATAATCCTGCTGTTGAGCATTGGGCCAGTGAAAGTGTAAAAATACCCTACAGAGATCCTCTAACAGGAAAGAACACAGTGTACGTACCTGATTTTTTAATAGTTTATGTAGACAAGAATCAAAAGAAACACGCTGAATTGATAGAAATAAAACCAAAAAATCAAGCAGTTAGGGAATCTGTTGGAAAAAATCCGCACAATCAAGCAGCCTACATTCGTAACATGGCCAAATGGGAAGCGGCACAAGCATGGTGCAAAAAATTTGGTGTAAGATTTAGAGTAGTCAGTGAAGACGATATTTACCACTCTGGCGGTAAAAAACGATAAGTAGTTTTATGACTAAAAAACTAGAAGAACTTTTTAACTTACCTCAAGAAGAAACAGTGGAGCCTGTGATAACTGCTACAGAAGTTGAATCACCTCCTGCAATTTCATTGGAAGAAAAGTTAGAACAATTTGATAAGATTTCTGCAGCCTTGCCTCGAGTAAGAGGATTAGGAGATATCAGCGATGCAGAACTAGATGCATTAGCTAACAAAGCAGAACAAGCCTATGATGACATTCTAAATTTAGGTATGCAAGTCGAGCCAAGATATAGTGCTAGGATGTTTGAAGTAGCAGGCAATATGTTAAATGCCGCAATTACCGCTAAAAGTGCAAAAATTGATAAGAAACTTAAAATGGTAGAACTCCAACTTAAAAAGTATTCTGTAGATAAAAAGAACGGTGACCCAGAACCAGGCTCTATACAGGCTGAGGGTGTATTGATCACAGATCGAAATAGTCTACTGGAAAAACTTAAAAATATGAATAAATAAAGCATAGGAAAACCGCTATGAGATCATTTAAAGAATACCTTACAGAATCAGTTAGAAAATTTGACTTTAAAATTAAAGTTGCACAAGAGTGTACCTCTGAAGATGACACAAAACTAAAAGGCCTATTAGAACGTTTCAGCGTAGCTGATTTTAAAAAAGCCGGTAAAACACCAATACAGCAATTGCCTTTAGATTTTCCTCAAGTTCAAAACACAGAAGTTCACATTTACGAAGTTTCACTAAACTATCCAACAACACCGCAAGAATTATTAGAATACCTAAGCTCAGGAATGGGCATTAATAAAGCCAATCTTGTAGTGCGTAATCCTAGAGAACCCAGTGAAGAATATCAAGCAGAGCATACTCCACGTGAAGGTGCTTTGTTAAACGACAGCGAATATAAAGAATCACCAAACGCTAAACACGAAGACTATTATGGTGACAAATATAATGCAAACTTTTTAAAATCATTAACCGCAGATCTTAAAAAGATGCGTGAAGCACGAGGCGAAGTTATTCCCAACACAGCTGATGGAAAAACAACCAACGAAATCCCTCAAAACAATAAAAGTCCGATACAACAATCGAACTACGACCCAAGGAAGAAATAATATGCAAATGATAGACGTATTGAAAAGATTGGCCGAACTGGATCAAGGTAATCCTAATGTAGTTAATCCTATGACAAAGCCAGTTGAAGTAAAGCCTGAAATTATTGCTGAAGGTCGCGAAATTCAACTTAACTTACCTGAACCAGGTCTAGATGATCTTAGAAAATTATCAGGTCGTAAAACTCTAACAGAGTCAGCTATTGCAGAATGCGGTATGCCAGCAATGGGAGCACCTATGCCTAGTATGCCAGCAAGTATTAATATGAGTGCAGGCAGTGCCAGCGAAATTGTTTCTATGGTACGCGGCATTATGGATCTTGCCAAAGGTGATGTTCCAAGTCAAACAATGATGCCTACAATGGGTGCAGACATGCCTAGCCTATTGCCAGGATTTGGTGGTGTAGGTGAACCAGATGCTGAGATAGATGTAGCACCTGATTCATTAAACAAGAGTATGGGTGACGTAGATGGTGACGGCGATCACGATGTTGCCGATCATGCAAAAGAACTAGGTGCGGGTAGTAGTGATGACGACATCATGGATCTAATTAAAAAAATCCGTACAGGTGATGCAGTTAAAATCAAAACAGACATGCCTGTAAAAGTCAGCAGTGACGAGCCTATCAAAGGACGCACAGATCAACAGGCAAATATGGACCGTGATGACAAGCCAGAAGATGAGGGCATGGAAGTGCCTGGCAAGGCAAACACAACCCCTAACGATCCGACAGATCCAGGTAGATACGATCCTAAGAAAGGTGTGTTTATGCCTAATACTGGTAATCAAGGTGATCGCATGGACGGTCCTATGCCAAAAGGTAACCCAGAAAAGAAAGATGAATCTTCAAATCCTCTAGCAGCTTTTGAATCTAAGCTAATGAACGAGTACAAAAAGTTTGTTGAAGAATCTAAATTTAAAGATTTAGAAAAGACATTGAGTCATCAAAAGGGTGTTACTAACCCAGCTGGATTAGCTAAATGGATCGGTGACAAAAAGTACGGTAAGAAAGAAATGGAAAGAAAAGCAGCCGCAGGTCGTAGTGACGAGTCACAAGTTATGCACAACAAGTATGATGA